CGCCGTAAGCGTCTACAACGCCTACTGTCTCAGCGTGCGCCTTATTGATCGTCCATGCGGCTATCAGCATGGAGATAACCGAGCGGACGAGAGCAGGAGTCGTTGTAGAGTCGGTCCACGAAGCTGTAGTATAACGCAGAGCGAGAGCTCCGACTACCCTAGAGTAAGCGGAGCTCTCGAGCGGTGGGTCAACAGAAGCAATTGTGAGACGAGAATCCTGGATCCACTGTTGAACTTCTGCGGGCGTGACGTGAACCGCCATTGCTTATCCCTTTCAGGACTTCGGCGGGGTACTGGGCTTGGTCTGCGTGGTCTTGTCAGCAGCAGTGGGAGTAGACTCAGGACGAGCGGTAGCCTTCTTGGTCTCGCTCTGCACTGCCTGGTCAGCGGGCTTGACGCCCTTGAGGTTGTGCTCGTCGATCACATCCTGCGTGATGATCGTACCAGCCTCGACGCCATGCAGCGGATCGAGAGCGGTCTGATCGACTGCGCGAGCGTTCGTCAGATCGTTGTTCATACCAGCGTGCTCCGACTCGGCCGCACGCAGCTTGGCCTGAAGCTCCTCGACCTGCTTACGCAGATCACTGACCTCTTCCAGGTGAGCCGACTCTTCTACAGCACCACTGGCCTTGAGCTCTTCCAGCTCGTCCTCTTCGAAGACGGACTCGTCGACCTCTTCGCCAGCCTCGAAGTAATGACTCTCCGGAGCCTCGCCACTGGTGTTGCAATAGTTGATGTCGGTCACAGCAATAAGTGCCATGTTACACCTCCTTCAGGAGTTCTGTCTCCAGACATTCGTCTGGGTACCATTGGTTCGTTTAGGTACTGCTACGCCACCATTCAACGCCACTCGGATCCGGTCAGAGCCGATGATCGCCAGCACGAGGTTATTCTGGTCAGTGACCGAAGTAACCTTAGCAGAGCGCCATCGAGCCGTCGCGTCAAGATAAGCGACGTTCTCTCCGACCGAGATCCGATAAGCGTTAGCCATCAGGCGACAGCAGCCTTGATGACGTAGCCAGCGATCTCCTTGCCAGTACCGTCGAGAGCGACCATCTTGAGGTCGTAACGACGGGAGACACGGATGAGGTCCGACTTCCGGGGCTCTTCACGCCACCGCTCGGTCACCATCGGACGGCTCCCCTGGTAACCCCAGTTGAACTCGTAGCCGAAGGCGGGGATGCGGAGACCAGCTCGCGGAGGCACGTAGGCCAGGACAACGTCCTTGCCCCACAGGTAACCGAGAGCGGCAGTCTGTCCAGGGTTGGCGCTGTTGTAGCCCACGCCAGGGACGATGATCTGCCCGATCCCGAAAAGCGCGGCCATGATTTCGGAGGTGATGATACCACGCTCCGAATACTTGATGCGCTCGATGAAGTCAGGGTGGTCTTCGAGTACCGACATGACCTGGTACGGGAAGATGCCCACGTTCGGCTCGAAGAAGAGACCGGAGTGGATCTTACGCCGCGCGGTCTTGATCTGACCGATCGGGTCCGAGTTCACGTAGTCCGACCACTGCGTACCACCAGCGTTGGTGACGCTGTAGCCTGTGGCATAGTTAGCAGCGGTAGTCGCCTGAGTCTGCATGGCGATCTCTCGCGCGAGCAGAATCTTCGACGTTACCAGCTCCGTACCATCGCGGTCCGGGGCAAGTCCATTGTCGACGTTCTCACGCTCTTCATCCGTCACCGGGATCTGAAGCGAATGCTCCTTGGCGAAGTACGTGTCGGTCGACACGGCCAGGCCAGGGATCTCATTCGCAACAGCACCAGGTGCACGAAAGTCGCCACCAGGCTCGACGCCCCACGCCTCACGCCCGAAGATGTAGTACTTGTCCGACTGACGTCGAACGTTGACCATCGGGTACAGCATGTTCCCGACAAGACCGTTGTTCGGGAAAGCAACGCTGATGTTGGAGAGGATGACATCGAGGTGAGTGTTGCCACCAAGCTGCGGATCATAAACGCCCATTACTTACTCACCTCCTCGGTGCATCCGTCGCAAACGATCTCGCCTGCGCACTTGTATTCTGGACCGTTCGCTCCACACACGAGCTTGTAG